TTTTTAGTTTTAACGCTATTGATAAACCTAGTGCAGAGCCAGCCATTCTTACTGTTAATGCTTTAGGTAAAACAGCACTACCAGACAATCCTACAAATGTAAGAATTGAGCCTATTCAAAACACTGACCTTGTAAGGGTCAGATTCGATCAATCAACCTCTCTTGATGTTCTTCATGGTGGATTTGTTGAAATACGTCATAGTGTTCTAACAGACGGAACTGGTACATTTTTTACTGCTCAAGAACTTGATAAGGTGGCTGGCAACTCTACTTCTGCAACTCTACCTAAATTAGATGGAGAATATATTTTAAAATTTGTTGATGATACTGGAAATAGAAGTGCTGGTGAGGGTTCTGCAATAATAGCTTTACCTGAAGATCAAACATTTTTATCTGCCTTGACCAGACGAGAAGATCAAGACAACCCTAAGTTTCAAGGAACAAAAACTAATACAGAGCTTGATAGCACAAATACTTTTTTACAG